TATACGTTATTAAGTACTAATTTACCTGTACCATTGGGTGCAAGTGTTAAGTTATCATTATTCAAAGTACTAATAGTACCAGGAACTGTTAACACACCATTATTTGCAAGAGTAACTGTGCTTGTTACAACACCTGCTGCACCAACAGCTAAGTTTACTGCACCACCACGTAATTGTTGTAGTGTTGAATCAGTATCTAATAATAATTGTGAACCGTCAAAAGATCCGCCTGCAATGTAGTTACCACTAGCAAGTTGAATTAAATTATTAGTAGAGGATAAAATTAGATTGCCAGCGGCACTTAATGTGTTACCGTCTAACTGTAAGTTATCAACTTTTAATAAATCAATCTTGCTGTTTGCGTCAACTAAAATTGCGCTATTAGCTGTTAGTGTACCACGATTGTGGTCTAACATATCGGTAAAATATTTACCACCAATTACTACGTGATTTACTGCATTACCTGCAGTTTCGGTGCCCATACCAATATAGAGTCTATCTCCACCATTTGAGCCATTGTCTGTTAAAGCTGAGTAAGCAAGTTCGCCTTGTCCTAGTACCCCTGGATTGCCACTTACATCACTGCGTTTGATTCTTACTATAGAAGCCATAATCTTGTTCCTTTAAAATTGTCCAGAATCAACAATTTGCTGATCTAGCAGTTTTGTTGAGGTCCATTTTTCTGATCCAGCATTGTATACTAACACGCTTCCTGCTGATAAATTTTGTAAGTCAATATCTGATAATCCGCTTAGTGCACTCACACCTATAGGACCAATCATTCCGCTTACTACGATGTTTTGCCGTGCGTGTTCGACAACAACTGTGTTGTTATTTTCTGTTACAACAACAGGGTTTTTAGTCTCGGCTACAATAACTTGTGATATCATCGTGTCACCTCTTTTATTAGTGTTAAGTTACCAGCTATAAAAGGTGTTACAACTCCGCTTGCATCTGTTAATTCAAGTGAATAAACTGCTGTGTCAAAAGTAAATGTTCTGGTAACACTAGCAGGAATTGACAAAAAGATTGTGCTGTCTGATAAAGTAATACGAATTCCGCCATTTGCTGCCGTAGTCATTTCATGAATAACTGCTGTGCTCTCCAGGGTTTCACGAATTTGCATTTGTGCAGTATAGCCTGTTAGGGGAACTGGAGTATTGTATTCTATAACGCCACCGCTGGTATAGGTGGTATAATTAGAACTGTTTACTTGGTTTAGGGTTGCTGTTGTACCGGTAGCAGCAGTAACTATATAATATGCATCTTCTGCAACATTATTAATTTCTTTCATACCGCCTACGCCTGTTACACGAACTCTCCAACCTACTGGAATTGTATGTGCTGCAGCGGTAGTAATCACAACTGGTGCTGACTTAGTGATTGCGCTAATAGGGCTGTAAGTTTTTGTTTCTGATTCCCAGCGAAGTGTTTCTTGAAACGTACTACCTTGATAAATTTTGTAATTGATTTTTGCTGGTTGCATTACTTCACCTTAATCCTTTGTGCACTGGAAACAGTTTCAGTTCTGAATCTACTTACTTCGTCTGTAAGTGCTACAACTTCAGCTTGTAATCGCTGATTTTCTATACACAGTTGTGATAGTTGATTGTTTAATACAATCATTTCTTGTTGCAAACGGTTTAGTTCTTTACTAAGTACACCGTTTTGCTCACTCATACGCTCAAGCTCTGTATGCATTAGCGTAATAACGCTGGTTTCCGCACCAGTACTCTTCCATTCTTTCAATAATTTCTGAATCCCAACTGAGAAAGCAATTACTGCTAACGCAATTAGCGAAATTGTCTGTATGAGGCTATGATTTTCAATATCCACCATAATCAGATCTCCTTATTAGCAGTGGTTGTATAATTAATTATAATCCAAACGGGAAGTCTGCCCTTTAGATCTAGGTAAAAGCTTGTCAAGAAAAAATATTGAAACGTTCTGACATTTTGGTATATTATACCACAAGGGCGGGGTGTTGTCAATGCAAAAAAATACCCTGCCCAAAAGATTGAGCAGGGTATAGTTTTTTTGATTAAATCAAGTTGTAGTCGTTGAGCCTGGTTGTGTAGGCCAGACAACATTTGTGGGATAACCAGGTTGACTAGTAATATCTCTTAATGCTTGTCGATAAACTGCCCAGGCTGTTTGTTTTTCTAGAGTTAACGGATTGTTCGGAATTTGCGTCCAGTCACTAGCTAATAATAATTTTTGACGTTTTTGTAAAATATCTCTTGTTAATTGAGGTGCATTTACAACCCATTGTTTTGTAATAGGGTCAAATATATGGTATTCGCTTGGTTTTTCTGGAATTTCAATTGGGTTTTCATTTTCAAAATAATATTTAGAGCCATCGTAAGCACCTTCTATATAGTATAGAGATTCATCCGCTGGTAGTTCATTGATATTATTTATAGTTAAGATACCGAAAACTATTCCAGTGTTTTTGTAAATTGCTGTATATTTTATCATTTGTAAAAAGCCTGTACTGACATGAGTCGATTATAGCATACTGAACCTGAATTAGCATCATCGGCATAAATACTAAAAGTAAATGCTTGACTTGATGAAACGGCGTTTACTCTAAACATAAATACTTGGTTCTGTTTTGTACTCATTGAGTAGATAGTAGTACCATTAAATTTTAACTTAAAAACAGTATCTTGATAAACAGTTTCTTCTCCATATATATAAAATCCAGCAGTATGGTTACAAGTAAATAATATTTGAATATATCCACTTGTTGTAGTAGGAGTAAACGTTACACTAGCAACAAAATACTCGCCTGGTTGATTATACGTATTATATACTGGTGCTGTATTTTCATAAGAATTAAACGCAGAAACAGCATTATTAAAAATATTGCCAGTAGCAACTACGTTACCATTTAAAGTTAAAGTAGTTCCATTAAAAGAAAGGTTTGTATTTGAGGTATTGTATCCGCCAACACCTAGTGCAAATGTTCCATTACTATTAATTATAGCTCCGGAACCTGACATGGTTGATCCATTTATTGCAGGATTATCGCCTACTTGAAGTGTATTGCCCCAAATAGCGTTACTACTAATTTTATCAGCAGTAATTGTATTAGCAGCAATTTTACTGGCATCAATTGTACCTGCACCAATATTACCTGCAGTTAGTATACCGATTTGAGCAGTACCAATAGCTGCACCAGAGATATAAGTTGCAATATTAGCACCTGTAATTTTATCTAAAGTTGCAAAAGCACCTGCACCTAAAGTTCCAAGTGATATATTACTATTTAAAATACCTGCGGGTGCATTGGTTAAGTCAGTTTTAACAGCTCCAATACTTGTAGCGGTAACATTACTATTTAAGATACCTGCGGGTGCATTGGTTAAGTCAGTTTTAACAGCTCCGAGACCTGTGGCACTAACTGTACCTCCACCTGCTCCTGATAGTACACCGGCTGAACTAATTGTAATCTGATTATTAGCTACTTTTGTTCCAGCATTAGCAGAAACACCCTGAATATCTCCATTAGCGTCTACATAGGTTTTATTAGCATCTAAAGCTCCTGTATATCCAAGACCAGTAATACTAACCGTACCTCCGCCTGCTCCTGACAGTACCCCTGCTGAACTGATACTAATATTACTATTATAAATACCAGCAGGTTGTCCTGTAATAGCAGACCAAGCATTAGAACTCATTGGTCCAAAACTAACTTTAGAAACTCCCGATCCTACGTTTACAAAAGAAGAATCTAAATATAGCGGATTAGTAATATTAACTTGTACTGCACGTAAGACTGAACCGTTTTTATAGTACTTTATATAAGAGCCATCATATGTTACAGAAAATACATCGTTTAATGTATAAGTAGTATTCATATTATAGCCATTACCGCTTTCATAAATATAAACAGCGTTACCGGCTAAATAAATAGCATAATCTAAACTATAATAACTAGCATCCAGAGTAGGGTCGGTATTTAGTCCAACCATTATACTTGCCCAAGTTTGTAATGCAGAGAATCTTACATAAGCTCCGCCTACATAACTATCGTTGCTATATACTTGAGCATCCCAACCGCCTCCGCCACTAGTTTTTGTAAAAGTATTGCCAGCAACAGTCATCCCGCCACTAGTAGATAAACTTAAAGTTTCTATTAGATTATTGGAAACCGCTGTGCCAGCACCACTACTTACACCTTGAATATTACCACTACCATCAACATAAGTTTTATTAGCATCTAAGGCTCCTGTATAACCAAGACCACCAATGCTAACTGTACCTGACCCTGATGGACCACCTGAGGCGGTCAAGCTACCCGAGTTACTTAAGCTTATACTAATTTGGTTGTTAGCTACTTTTGTACCAGCATTAGCAGAAACACCATAGATATTACCACTGCCATCAACATAAGTATTATTAGCATCTAAAGCTCCTGTATAGCCAAGACCTCCAATACTAACTGTACCTGATCCTGACGGGCCTCCGGATGCAGTCAGGCTACCCGAGTTACTTAAACTTATACTAATTTGATTATTGGCTACTTTTGTGCCAGCATTAGCAGAAACACCATAGATATTACCACTACCGTCAACATAAGTATTATTAGCGTCTAAAGCTCCTGTGTATCCAAGGCCACTAATACTAACTGTTCCTCCACCGGCACCTGATAGTACACCTGCTGAGCTAATAGATATCGCATTGTTTAGTACCGCATTAGGCTCAAAGTATTCACGTAAGCTTGGTTCAGTACCATCAACCATATTAATCATAGGGCGACTAAAACGTTGATTTGCACCTTGACTGGCATAATATTGGTAGGCTCTATGAGTATTAGCGCCTGAAGCGGTGTGACAATAATTAGTTCCACCACTTACTTTTAAACCTGTTTTACAATCCCATACACCAGCGCTATCACTGGAATTTCCTGTGGAGCCGTATGGAAATACATACCCAACAAACAAATACCAACGATCTGTTGACATTGAGTTTCTACCATAAACGGCAAAGTATGGGTTACCATTATAATTAGTAGTATTTAAGTCACATACATTTTGAGTACCCCAATAAGCAGTGCCTCCGTTATTATTACCTACTCGAATAGCTATAGCAAATCTATAAGTTTTGCTAGGATCTAGTGCGGAACTAATACTTGCGTTCCATCCGCCACCACTCTCCCCGTTATTATTAACTTCTTGGCAGTACCATACTAAATCATTGCCGCCTCGTGGACCAGATTCTTGAAGATCTCCGCCGCCTCCTGGATTTACAGAAATAATACGATTAAATTCGTTATTCTGAGACCAGGGTATACTGGCATCTCTTTTCCACCAATCTACGTTAATAAGATTGTTTCTAAAGGCGTCGTCTTTAATTACAGTACCTGAGCTGTCTTTTAAATTAGCGCCGGACTGTGCACCGTATGTAGCATTTAAATCTCCTGTATAACCAAGACCTCCGATGCTAACTGTACCTGACCCTGAAGGACCTCCTGAGGCAGTTAAAGTACCTGCGTTACTTAAACTTATACTAATTTGGTTGTTAGCTACTTTTGTTCCAGCATTAGCAGAAACACCGTAGATATTACCACTACCATCAACATAAGTATTATTAGCATCTAAGGCTCCTGTATAACCAAGGCCTCCAATACTAACTGTTCCTCCACCAGCGCCTGATAGTGTACCAGACGAGCTAATACTAATATTAGTATTCTTTATTTCTTCTGGGTTTGGTGTCCAATCTGTAGCTTTATTACCTTCTTCAAGTTTTGTATAAGCTATATTTAAAGTAAAGCCTGTAGCTAAAGGATAAAAATAAAATCTACAGTAGGTCGCATTTGCACTAGTAGGAGTTCTAAATGTTTGTTGTATTACTCTCCATGAAGTAGTAATAGCATTATCATATGATATTCCTGTTTCTTGATGCACATTTCCAGTATCTTCATCTCTCCAAGATTGAATATGTAAGTTACTATCATATCCACCAGTTAAAGCATTGGAAGACCCCTTAACTAAAGCACTTACAGTATATAAAGTATCTGGTTTAAGTCTCATTACTGGGCCATGTTGAGCACCGTATTGATTACCAGAGATACTAATGGTATTATATCCAGCATACTTATTAACAGTATCTAAAGCTATAGTACCGCCATTACTGTTCCAATAGTCAAGATTTGTAAATCTACTACTATTAAGAAAGAAGTTAGTCCCACCTACTTTAACTTGAGTATTATCTACTGTAGTTCCTGCTCCACTGCTTACACCTTGAATATTACCACTGCCGTCAACATAAGTTTTATTGGCGTTTAAATCTCCATTATAGCCAAGACCAGTAATACTAACTGTACCTCCACCCGCACCTGATAGTACACCATTTGAAGCAATACTAATCTGGCTATTAAGCCATCCATTGGAAGGCGTAATATTGCTATAGTTTAGGTTAGTACCATTGCCAATAAGTACATTTCCACTATTGTCTTTTAATGTTAGGTTTTTTGTATCAATATTAGAAGGAAATACTACAGTTCCGTTCAATGTAATAGCAGTGCCATTATAAGTAATATTGTTTGTAGCGTTACCAACAGCAAAAGTTCCATCAGAGTCAACAACTACACCAGCACCTGTCATTGTAGTATTAGATCTAACAGCAGTACTTGTTTTAACTTTTCCTGAAACAGATAAATTACCTGTATTAGTAGTAATTGCTTCAAGCGTATCAACTTTAAAATAACTTAGATAAGGCGTACTCCAAGTAGTTACAGTACTATTTGCAGGCGTAGTTCCATCTACTTGCCACTGTGCTTGTCCCGATGCTAAAGTAACAGGTGTTAGTGACCAACCACTAGGAGCTGCACCGCTAACAGTAGTTGTTCCTGCTGTCCAAGCTGGGGCTGTTGTGGAGTTAGCTGTTGCAATATAGGCTCTGTGTGTAGACGCACCTGTTGGTCCTGGTGTTGTACTAGCTGGTCCTGTCTTAGACTTACTAAAAGTCTGAGTTTTAGTAATTGTAAAACTAGTTCCAGCAGAATTCTTACCAGTAATAGTATATGTAATACTAGAAGCATCCGTACCATCTGCTACGCCACCGTGAACGCCTACAGTAGCATAATCACCGCTATCAGTAATAGTTCCTGTAGTAATATTTACAGCAGAAGCAGTAACGGTCCATCTACTTGCCGCAGTACCTACTGCATCATACAATAGTTCTGTAGCACCTTCATATACTCTAATAATAGTGCCACTACCAGTATAAGAAGATACAGCACCATTATTTGCTGCAGGAAATACGTGGGTCTCGTTACTCAATATAGCTGTAATAGCGGAAATACCGTCAATTCCGTCAACTAATACTGGTACTGCTTGCTCATCTAATTTAGTGGTAGTTCCGCCTGCTAAGTATAGCTCGGCCTTTACACTTGTAACAGTGTTTCCTGAAAGTGTGTAAGTTTTACTACTTTCATTAGCTAAAGAACTGTAGAGCGCTGTGGCGCTGTCATTCTCATAAACTTTAAATCGTCCAGAATATAAAGCAGGAGTATTAGTACCTGTAGCAGAATATGCAGTTATAGTAACACTATTAGGAGTTACAGTACCTGCTTTTGTTTTCTGTAATGTAGCAGGAGAAACAACTAACCAATAAGCTGTTGCTGAGTTACCGTCAATTCCATCTAATAATACTGGTATAGATTGTTCGTCTAATTTACTAGCAAAATTATCTCCTGCTAAGTAAAGTTCGACTTTTACGCTTGTAACAGTGTTTCCTGAAATTGTATAAGTTTTACTACTTTCAGCTGCTGCAGAAGAATAGGCGGCAGTACTACTACCATTTTCGTATATTTTAAATTTACCAGTATATGCCGTTGGTGCAGCAGTACCACTAACAGAGTACGCATTTACAGTAATGCTATTAGGAGAGATAGTTCCTGTTTTTGCTTTTTGCAATACTGTAGAAGATACAGTTAGCCAATAGGCAGTACCATCTACACCTGCTCGAGACTTACTAAAAGTTTGCGACTTGGTAATATTAAAAGGATTTCCTGCTAAAGTTACACCGCTGATCGTATAATTAACAATGGCGGTATCTATATTATTAGCTACACCGCTATGATCTTGCACTGCGGCAAAAATACCATTGCTACCAATAGATCCAGGTGTAATGTTATCACCAGCTGCAGTAACTTTCCATTTACCAGGAAGGAGACCTTGCCCATCATATACAATTTCTGTAGTACCTTCATATACTCTAATAAAAGTACCGCTATTGCCGTACGCACTAACACTGCCATTACTTGCTGTTGGGAATATATGATTTTCATTGCTTACTATCACGGTAACTGGTGAGATACTATCCGCTCCAGGCTTACCTTCAAAAGCTTTACTAAAGCTTTGTACCTTGACTATCGAAAACGCAGCGCCTGTTGTAGTAGTTCCAGTAATAGTATAGTTAATCGTAGCCACACTTTCTGTCATAGCAGAATGTTGGTCATATTCTATGTAATTAGTATATACTCCTGGCGAGGTATCACAGGTAATTCCTGTGCTAACAATACTCGTTACTCTCCAACTACCTTGGGCAAACGGACTAGAATTATCTACTGGTAAATATGTGTTGCCCTGTTTTACCTTAATAGTAGTTCCGCTACCAATATAGTTTGCAGTAACAGTATTCCCATCACTATCAGACGGAATTACGTGAGCTTCATTACTTAATTCAACAGTTATTTGTTCTGTGCCATCATTAATTCTATAGATGCTAATACTGTCTATTGAACTACTTAATGTAGCACTAACTTGTGCAGTACCTATGTCAACACCAAGAGAATCAAATTGAGCCTGAGTAATAGTTATTACATTGTTACTTTGAGTAAATGGAATACTTCCTAAACTAGTTCCATCTCGTTTATATCCAGTAACTGTAAAATTAGGAGTACCTGTAAGATTAACTAATCGCGCGGTAATAACTGTTTGTGGTGTTAAAGAAGTAGTAGAAAATTGATCTTTATAAACAAATTCAGTGGTAGTAGCACTAAGTTGTAAAAGCGGGGCAGTTTGTCCCGCTTTAGATTTGTAAACATTCCATACTTGTTCAACGGTTATATTATCATACGTAGCAGTAAAAATAACACTACCATTATTACCAGATAAACCACTGCAACTATATACACCGGTTGTTGCATTTATAATTGGTGTAGTAATACCTGTATTACTGCCTGTTTTAATACCATAAACTGGCCCATTACCAGTAACTTCAGTACTTAAATTAAATACTTTAAAAACACCAGTAGAACTAAAATCTCCGCCAGTACCGTCTGCTTGTGTAACTACAGGGGTAGTAGCGTTGGTTAAATATCCGTAAACGCGTATATTTTCTTCATATACTGTTTGAGACAATGCTGCAGATACTGTATATACTGTAGGATCAATTGCACTAATAAATGCATACTTAACATAGTAAACAGTATTTGGTGTTAATCCGGTAATATCTACAGACAGACTATTTCCAGAAGGTACTAAAGTACCTTGTGCAGGAGGAGTAAAGTTTGGTGTTGTAGAATACCAAACTTTAACAGACATTAGGTCGTCCCTAATGTCTGTTATTCCATCTCTGACTTCAGTAGGAGTATCTAATACCAGTTTTAATGATTTTATTCCTGGGTATAAATGTGCCGCCATATTTATCCTTTAAATAATAGTTTTAACAACTATTGTTCCTAATGTACTTTCAGTACTGTAGTTTCCTTGTTTATCAAGGGCTCGACAAGCAATCCTATATGTAATGCCTGCAGCAGATATTCTTGGTGTAGGTTGGTCACGTAGATCAAACCTAGCCTCACCAGTACTTTTAATAACTTTAATATTATTTGTTGTCAAATCTAGTTCCCAGAAGTCTTCTGAGCCTGTATCTTTAAATAACCTATATTCATAAGTTAAAAAATCAGGTGTTTGTTCAGTAGTTGTTGGTTTTGCAACAATAAAAGTTTTATCTAAATCAACAGACAGCAGCGGTGCTGCTGATCCGTTTACGTTTTTACCAATATTTGTAAACCAGAATGTTTCAGACCAAGGTCCAACTATACTACCTATACTATTAGTATAGCGCACCCGCGCTTTGTAGATAACTCCGGTAATAAGCTGTTGAACAATTATACTGGAAGAGTCTTTTGGTGCGTAATAAAGGGATGAATTTCCTTCAAACATTACATTGCCAGGAACTACTTGTAGTTCTACTTGCTCAGCACTTCTATTTAACTGTGCACTATTGCTATAACTAATAATAGCAGTATTAGCATAGTTACCTCTACTAATTTGTTCACTAAGCGCGCTATCGCTATTAACTGAAGTAATAGTAGGTGATTCTGCAATAATAGAGTTAACTAAATAGTTTGCTATACTAGTAATATTTGCATTATATGCTGGGAACTGCGTTAAATCTGTAGTATAGATTTGTGGAGAGTAATCAGCTAATGTAAGTCTTGCAGTTATATTATTTGAAGTTTCAACACTTAGCACAATAAGTTCTTGTGACTCTTTTGATACCTCACCCAACATAAATAAATCATCTGGGTTTATATTGTCACTGACATTTAGTACGCTAGTAATAGTTATTGTACTATAGTAAGCAGTACTAGTTATTGCTGTTAATGTTTTTAAAACACTTGCACCAGTATTAGTTCTTACTCTAATATTGTAAGTTTTACCGCTTTCTAGATATATTGCTTCTGTTAGTGTAATAGTTGCACTGCCAGTTTGACAAGACTTAATTCTACCACTACCGTTGCCCCATAATGGAACATCGTGTGTAACACGAACAAGATCACCACGATTACAGACTAAATATTCAAAATCAACATTTAATGTGTACATTTCTGGACGCAGCTTTAATTGCGCCATATGCCATCTTGCGATATGGTTGGCTTGATCATAATTAGTTACGCCAGGTAAACTTAACTCTTCAAATAATTCAGAGTTAGTGTCGCTTTTGCCTACATTATATACACGATATTCGTTTGCTTGATAGCCTTTTTCCTCATCAGCAATAGTAATACGGAATGCATCAGGTATGCGCGGTAAAATCTTAGTAGATTCAAAACCCCAACTATTATGGGGAGTAAAGTGCTGAACTACTCCAGAGCGAGGCTTATCAACTACTACTGTCCATTTACCATCAATAAAGTTAGGGCTAGCTTTACCAGCACTACATATATCTTTTAATACATCCATAACGCTGGTTACGTTTGTAAGTACCGCATTATAGCTTAACCAAGGTTTTGTAGTATCTCTAGTATACGTGCCATTAGCATAAGTCATTGGATGACAAAATTTGTACCATTCTGCTAGCGCATTTAAATCAACATAGTTAGCAGCATCTATAATGTTGTCGGCAACTCGATATGCATTTGCAGGATGCATTAATACATATAAAAATAGTGCCGCAGGATTATTTGTTGCCTCTATTAAATTCCATTTATTTGTTGTTCTATTTAAAACTGGGGCAATTGTTTGTACAAGTGCGTTTACGCCTTCTAAACTGCCGTTGACTTTATTGGTACTTTGTACTCGCAAAAATGTTCTGGCTAGGTAACAGTTAGGAGGATTTTTAATAACACGAATAGGTATTGGCTCATTATTAACGTCTAGTTTTATAGTGCCATTAGAATTTAACTCGTATTTATTATACCCAATTATTCCTGATAAAATACATTTTGAATAATAACGATTATCTTTATCTTCGTCTTTTTCAGTTAGGTCATCATTGGTTCGTCTAACACGGATTTGATATTTGTCAACTGGTAATCCACGAATCTTATAAACAAAGTTAAAAGCATCTTTTCGCTTTGAAAATAAGCCGCCTTGCCCAAAAATTATTTCAGTTTCGCCAGTGCCTGTAATGTTAAGACCTGAGTTAGCTGTATAATCAATAATAAGTGCTGCACCAGCAGCACCACCAGTATTAGTAACAACCATTCTAACTGTGTGAGTCGTATTAGCTTCTGCATAATACCAGGTTGTAGCATACGAACCATATCCGTTTTCTGGTATATCAATAACTTTTACATTATCAATATATACTGTGCCATTATTATCTGAACTAGCGTCTATTTTATAATAACCAGTAAACGGGAAAATAACTGTTGCAGATTTATCAAAGCTATTTCCGCCAGAGGTATTCCAAACACCGTATTGATTTAATAACGAACTCCAGCGGCTGTTAGTAACTGCAACTGTGCCTGTAAATTGCGAGCCATTAAAAACAAGTTGTGGTTGCCCAGCAACTAATCCGTTGGTTTCTAAAAATCTTCCTGCTTCAATATTTACTGTCCAGCTATTGCTATACAGAGTATTTCCGTCACCATCAGTTAAAGTATTCCCGCCTGAATCAACTTGTGGATTACGAGTAACGCTTGTAAGATCTAAACCTACAACGTTTCCAGTACTTAAATATGAGACTGTTTGTTCGGGCAGATAAGTATTGCCAGCAAAGCATATTGTATATAATTTGCGGTAACCATTGGGAATTATGGGCAGCCTAGGGTATGTAGAGGAATATGCACTAGCATCTGCACCTACAAAAGCTTCATACGACTGTTCTTTATAACGTGCTTTTAGATAAGGACTAGCATCAGCAGTTAGACTATCTGTTACTGTACCTTCAAAAACATCAACACCACCTCCAGGAGCTAATGCTAACGTATAAAACTTGTACAGATTAATAGTGTTGTCGTAATTATCTTGTATACTTGGAGCACCCGTTAAAACTGTTGAAAACGCTGCTTGATCGAGCGTAACTCCTGTGTACTCGCCAAGACTATAAACAGGCACACTACCCCAACCTTGTTCGCCAAATTTACGTATTTTAATCTCTATACCACAGGCAGCCTCACTTATGCTACCGTCTTTGGTAGCAATTTTACGCATACCTTCTGGAAAGGTAAGAACTACATCAATATCTTCAGCGTAGTTATTTAAAGTAACAATTGCAGGTACATTACCGTCTGTGCTATTATTTACAAGCTCAATTGGTAATGGATTGTCAAATACCTGCTCAACATCACTGGGATATAGTGCATCAAATGCCGCTATATTTTCCTGAGGGATACCGTTTAGGGTAACAGGAACAGGATGTTCCTGTGTTGTTGAAGCTTGACTAGTAAAATAAAGTTCTTTGGGTGTTTTAGCACCTATGCGAATATCTGTGATTTCAAGTGGCCCAAATCCCCATACCAGAGATAAATTCATTACACTTGTATCTGTTAGTGTTTCTATGTATGGCATAGCACCTAACATAGCTGTTGAACGCATTTTTCCTAATACAACAGGGATAGCTCCAAAACGATTAGCTTGGTTTGCAGCACCGTTAAAAGCGTTTACAGGTGCGCTACTTCCTGGATCTTTACCAACAAGCGGTCTAATAGGAAAAGCGGCATTAATAAGTGCCATACCAGCCATGTTAATGGCCATGGTTCCTACAATTTGACCAGTTTTTGTTGCTACCTGTATACTTTCACCAATCTCTAAGCCGGCGGTACTTTCGGTAGTCATTCCAACTAATTTAGCTACATCTGCACCATATGTTGTAGCAATGTAGATTACTGCAATTGTAGCTATTAAACGTAGTGCTTGCTTACCTTCTGGCACTACTTTGTAAACAAT